CTTGTTAACTGAAGAGATGTCTGAGTATAGGGATGAAACAGAGCAAATGCTGTTTAAGCTTCCTATTGCGGGTTCTGCGTTTAAGAAAGTATATTACGACCCATTGATGGAACGTCCATGCGCTATGTTTGTACCCTCAGAAGACCTTGTAGCGTCATATGGGGCGTCAGACCTTAATACATGCCCAAGATATACGCATGTGATGAAAAAGACAGCAAACGAGGTTTTACAGTTACAGGTAAATGGGTTTTACAAAGAGGGTGAGTTACCCGAACCCACCCCAGACTACTCCGATGTGCAGGAGAAGTATGATGAGTTAGATGGTGAAGAAGCGGTTATCGAGGATGATGATCGTCACACCATTTTGGAGATGCATGTTGACATGAATATGCCAGAAGAGTTTGAAGACCCTGATGGTATTGCACGTCCCTACGTAGTTACTGTAGATAAATCCTCCTCCACAATATTAGCTATAAGAAGGAATTGGTACGAAGAAGATGAGAAGAAAAGAAAACGTATGCATTTCGTTCATTACCGATACCTACCGGGTCTTGGCTTCTACGGCACAGGGCTTATTCACCTCATGGGTGGACTGGCTAAGTCTGCAACTTCGATACTTCGTCAGCTTATTGACGCGGGTACGTTATCTAATTTACCTGCGGGTCTTAAAGCTCGTGGCCTTCGTATTAAGGGTGATGATACACCACTTATGCCGGGTGAATTTAGGGATGTGGACGTACCGGGTGGCGCTATACGCGATTCAATTACGTTTATCCCTTATAAAGAGCCATCGAGCGTACTCTACTCTTTACTCGGAAATATTGTAGATGAAGGACGTAGAATAGGTTCTGTAGCCGACATGCAGGTCGGAGACATGAATCCTAACGCTCCTGTAGGCACGACACTCGCTCTAATGGAAAGATCCATGAAAGTTCTTTCTGGCGTACAGGCGAGGTTACACGCGTCTCTCAAGAACGAGCTTAGAATACTAGCTAAGATTATACATGATTATATGCCCTCAGAGTATTCCTACGATACAGAAGGTAGCTTTGATCGCAGAAGTGATTTTGACAAAAGGGTAGACGTTATACCTGTAAGTGACCCCAACGCTGCAACCATGTCTCAACGTGTGATGCAGTATCAGGCGGCGATTCAGCTTGCCCAGCAATCCCCCCAGATTTATGATATGGGCAAGCTGCATCGTCAAATGTTAGAAGTATTAGGGGTGCAGAATGCAGAGGAGATTGTCAAACTGCCTGAAGATGTAACCCCTGCAGACCCTGTCACAGAAAATATGGCAATACTCAAACAAGAGCCAGTCAAGGCGTTTAAGTATCAGGATCATGAAGCGCACATAGCCGTGCATATGGCAGCAGCCCAAGATCCAAAAATTATGCAAATTATAGGTCAGTCTCCGTTTGCATCAGCCATACAACAGGCTATGGCTGCACACATAACAGAACACGTAGCATTCCAGTATAGACGTGAGATAGAGAAAAAACTCGGTGTAGAGATGCCTGATGAAGATCAGCCTTTACCAGAAGACGTAGAAGTAGAACTCTCTCGTCTAGCCAAGGAAGCCGCAGAGAAGGTTTTACAGAAAGACGTAGCGGAAGCACAGCAAGAGAAAATGATGCAGCAACAGCAAGATCCAGTAGTACAGATGCAACAGCGTGAGTTGGCTATCAAAGAAGCTGAAACACAACACAACATGGAAATGGACCGCGCTAAACTAGAACTGGAAGCAGCTAAACTACAAAGCAATAATAAAATACAAGGCGCTAGGATTGGTACTCAGATAGCCACAGAGCTAGATAAAGAACAGCGTAAAGATAAACGCGAGGGAACGAAGTTAGGATTAGATATAGCGAAGGAGCTAGATAAGGGTGGAAGTTAGTGTATTTGATGCTTTGGAAAGGCGTCTAAATGAATACAAAGCTGAGATAACAGAGTTTGTATCAGGTGGCGGTGTGAAAAGTATGGAAGATTACAACAGGCTCATAGGGAAACTTGAAGGTATAGATATCGCATTAAATAATGTAAAAGAGCTTGAGAAAAGATTTATTGAAGCATAAGGTGCTTCGTAATATTCGCGGATAGGCCGCGCAAGGTAACGGTGAACCTTTAAATCGCTGCAAATGGGTGTAAAATGATTGCGACAGTCAAAGTCGATAATACGAAGGTAGCAGATGACCTTCACGCAAAACTACCAGAACCTACGGGATATAGGCTTCTGATAGCACTTCCAGAGATTGATGAGAAGACAGAAGGTGGAGTATTTATGCCTGATGGCCTTCGTAAAGACGAGTCTACGGCGTCTATTATTGGTTTTGTTATAAAATCAGGATCAGATGCGTATTCTGATAAAGATCGCTTTCCTAACGGACCTTGGTGTAAGGAAGGAGATTTTGTAATCTTTCGTTCTTATTCAGGCACTAGGTTTAAAGTTCAGGGTAAAGAGTTCCGTCTTATAAATGATGACACTGTAGAAGGTGTTGTTGACGATCCAAGGGGGTATACAAGAGCATGAGTACGAATACTGCAGAAAACCTAGAGAATGAAGTAGAAGAGACTACAGAAATTGAGGTTGAGATTGAAGAGGCTCCTGTAGAACAGAAACAGGAAGTCGAAACAAAGGTAGAAGAGTCTAAACCAGAAGCTACAGAAGAAGCTGAAGCAGGGGACTCCGATACCGAAATTGATAAGTATAGCGCGGGCGTCCAGAAACGTATTGATCAGCTAACGAAAAAATATCGTGACGAAGAGAAGGCTAGGGAAGAAGCACTACAGCTCCGAGAAGAAGCTGTTAAGTATGCCCAACAGGTCAAAGACGAAAATGAAAAACTTCGTAAGTCTTTAGAAGATAATGAAACTGTATTGATTGATCAGGCCAAAGGTAGGGTTGAAGCTCAGATTGCACAGGCTAACGTCAATTACAAAACAGCGTATGAAGCAGGTGATCCTGATAAGCTGTTAGAAGCGCAGTCAGAACTTACAAGATTACAGAACGAGCAATACCGTGTAAGTACTTATAAAGCTCCTAAAAGGCAAGAACCCGCACCATTACAACAGCAACCTGAACCGCAAGAACAAGCCCCACAGGTCCAAGAACCATCGGGTAGGGGTAAGCAGTGGTTAGAGGATAACAAGTGGTTTCATGGTAGGGGGGACGATAACCTACGCATGACAGGATTTGCATACGGCGTACATGAAGAACTTATCAATAAAGGAGTTGCGCCAGACAGCGAAGAGTATTACACTAATATAGACACTGCTATGAGGCAAGTGTTTCCAACTAAGTTTGAGGTTACTGCAGAGGAGTCTGCTACACCACAACCTCAAGCGGGCAACGTGGTAGCCCCGCCGTCTCGTACGTCAAAGAAACCACGAAAGGTGAAGTTAACTCCAACCGCAGCCGCACTCGCCAAACGGCTCGGTCTAACAGCAGAACAGTATGCGGCGCAATTAATGAAGGATAGTTGATATGACTGATAGAACTCCACGCACTACCGAAACTAGAGAAAAGACAGAGCGTAGAAAAGGATGGTCAAGACCGTCTGCGTTACCGACCCCCGAACCAAAGGATGGATTACACTTCCGTTGGATTCGCACAGCAACTTTGGGGAACAGTGACAATACTAATGTCTCTACTCGATTCCGTGAGGGCTATACGCCAGTCAAAGCATCAGATTATCGTGATTTAAACATTGTGTCTGACATCGATTCTCGATTCAAGGACAACATTGAGGTAGGTGGTCTGTTATTATGCAGCATACCTGCTGAAATTGCTGAAGAACGTATTCAAGTTCAACTTGAACAGGCTCAACACGCACAGGATGCGGTAGATCGTAATTTTATGAGAGAAAACGATCCTCGTATGCCAGTGTTGAATCCCGAACGTTCCACGCGAACTTCATTTGGGAAGTGACCTTCTTAGGGAGCTTCCTTGGTTTAAATTTGGTTAGGAGGAAGAGCAAATGGCTACTACAGCAGCTCCCCAAGGCCTAAAGCCGGTAAAACGTGCTGATGGCATGCCCTATGCAGGGGCAACTACTACATACCTGATCGATCCTGCGGGCGAGGCGACCAAT